TATAATACAATGTCAGCACCTATTCCGTGTTGTACACCTGCACTACCTCTTAATACTACTCTTACATTTTGACTTCCGTCAATGTCAGCCATATCAATTAACTTAACTTCTTGCCAGTCGTTTAACAGACCTGTTCCAAAGAATAAGTTTGATGCCTCAGCAGCTACCATAGTATCATCTGCTAAACCTGGAGCTGTGAATAGTGGAATACCTTGAAAGTTCATCTCAGTTTTTCCTACGTTGTAAAGCTCTCTATATCCTAATGCTGCTTGAGCTTGGATATATAATTTAGCTGCACTTGATGGAATGTAAATTTTCACATCTTCTTTTGAATATACTGCACTTGGAATTGCATTTACTACTTTTCCTAATTCAGCAACGATGTTACCTGATGTTAAACCACCACCTACTGCTGCAACGTCAACTACGTCTCCGTCTGCAGTTAATAATGTTTTAAATCCGTCAAACTCACCTGCGTTAGCTGTAGTTCCGTTCCAAATGTTTTGCTCAACTTTCTGTGCTACTTTAGCTGCAACTTGTGCAATTAAAAAGTCAGAAAATCTTTTTGGTAGATTGTCATACTGACTAAAGCCCATTGATTGAGCATCCCAGTCTTGTCTGAAATCTTTTTTACATAGTTGTAAATTCACTTGAAATTCCTCAGGTTGTAGGATTCTCTCAGTTAATGTTACAGTTGAAGTAGGGTCAAAGTCGCAAGACGCATCTTTTAAGATACTATCCAATGCCATTTTCTTGATTACTTCTTTGTATTTAATATTGGGTTTAATTGAAACCCCACCTTGTGATAATGTTACACCACTTAATAAAGCTGCTGCTATATATTCACCAGCAAACTCACCTGCATAAGTAGTAGTTATCGAAGTTGTAGTCGCCATATCTTTCTATTTATTTATTTAATTAATTATTAACTTGGATCAGTAGCTGTAATTGACCCTGCTGAGTTTCCGATTCCCCAAACATACCATTTGTTACCATCAGACCAAATATCAATAAAGTCTCCTACTGATTCTGCTGATGCTACAAAGTTAATTTGATCTTCTCCTGAAGCTGCAACACTTGCTCCATTAACTACTAAAATACCATCTATATTGTCTCCCTCTGCACTATCAATGATATAGTTTGATGTATCAAAAGCATTTGCTACAACAAATCTAAAATGTAGTCCTGATTCAACTGACGGTAATGTTACCGTTACACCTGCACTTGCTGCAAGTTCGTACCATTTTCCACTATCTGCTGCAGTCAATGTAACTGCTGCTGATACTGAATCAACATCGTTTTTAATTCTTACGACATCGTTATTTATATGCGTTAATACTGCCATAATTTTATATTTATTTATTTATTACTTATAGTTTCCATTACTCTATCAAGAGTAGATTTTGTCCTGTTTTGAGCAAACTTAACTTTTAAGTTGCTTTTCTTTTCTTCAGGGTTGTGCTTTAAAGGCTCTGCAGCAGGTTGAGATAATTCTTCTTTTAAAATTTCTTTTTCTTCTGCTTCGCTATTTAAAACCTCTGTAACTGCCAAAGATACTTCCTCTTGAATCTGTGATGACATTTCCTCTTTATCTTTTGGAGACATCATTTTTTCAACCATATCTTTAAGTTCGTCCATTTCTTTTCTGAACTCCTCTCTAGTTACATATCTCATTTCTTCTTTGTCGTCCTCTTTTTCTTCATCCTCTTTTTCTTCCTCCTCTTGAGCTTTAATTTCTTTAATCACTCCCTCTTCCTCGACAACTAATAAACGATTATCTTCTAGTTCGTACTCTCCGACAGGTAGAGCAACATTTTCGTCCTCAGTTTTAATAAAGACCTCTTTGCCTGATTCAAAAGCATCTGCTTCTAAAACAGTTCCGTTCTCTAATTTGAGTTCAGCTAATTGAATATCAGATAGCTCAACACCTAATAGATTTTTTACTTGTTTTATCATTTCTGTAGCTTTCATAATTATATATCGCTTTTTTAAATTAATTTTGCATTTTTAACTGCTTCTTGTTATTTGACCTATGCCTTGTGCGTGTAGTTCGCCAGTACAACACTCAATCTTATAAGTCAATTCGTCTTTACATAGACAAGCTCTTCTTCCTCCTTTAGGACTTGTATAGCTAGGTATGTAGTCTTGTTTTTTCATTTCTTATTACTTTTAGGATGTCCTTTTGGTAATAAGTCAAAGTCTCCTGTGTACTTAGGGTTTTGTGGCCTACCATTTCTTACTAAATACATATAAGCATTTACTCTTGCCTGTGCCCAAGCTGTAGGAGATTTTATTCTAGGACTATGTGATACATTAAATGCACCTAAGCCTCTTTGAAATACTGCTTTTAGTTGTCCTACTGTTACACCATATCCTAACTTCTTTTTATATCTTTCGTTGAAATCATCCGACTTTTTCTGTAATGATGCTAAATCCTTTTGTGAGACCTTTGCTCCTCTACTTGTTGAAGCATCTCCTTTAGCTGTACCTTGACCTTTTGGATTACGATTTGGTGTTCCTGATTTTGGTGCTTTCTTGCTTGGC